AAACCAAGAAGAGTTAAAGCTCTTAGGAGAAAAAAGAAATGACAACTTCTAGCTCAACAAATTTTGAACTTGACGTAGCTGATTATATTGAAGAAGCATTTGAAAGATGTGGATTAGAAGTTCGTACTGGATACGATCTTCAAACAGCTAAAAGATCTTTAAATATTATGTTAGCTGAATGGGCTAATCGAGGTTTAAATCAATGGACAATAGAACAAAGAACACAAGCATTAACTGCTGACGATTCAGATTATTCTTTAGGAACAGATATTATTGATGTGTTATCTGTCGTTGTTCGTAGAAGCACAACAGATTTTAGTATGAGCAGAATAAGTAGAGATACTTATTTAGCTATACCTAACAAAACAACCACTGGTAGACCAACACAGTTTTTTTTAGATAGACAAATAACACCTAATTTAAAGATTTGGCCCGCACCAGAGAATAGCACAGATGTTATTCATTACGATGCTTTGACTAGAATACAAGATGCAGATTCACCAACAAATACAATGGAAGTGCCTTTTAGGTTTTATCCTTGTTTAACGGCTGGTCTCGCTTATTACATATCCATGAAGAAAGCTCCTGATAGAATACAATTATTAAAAAGCGTCTATGAAGAAGAATTTGAAAGAGCTATGGGAGAAGATAGAGACAGATCATCATTTACTGTAACACCTCAACTTAATTACTATAAGGTTGGATAATGGGAGCTTTTGCATCTGGTAAATATGCTTTTGGACTATCAGATCGTTCTGGATTTAGATATAAATTAAAAAATATGCGTAAAGAATGGAATGGTTCTTTAGTTGGAAAAGACGAATATGAAGAAAAACATCCTCAGTTAACTCCTTCCAGAGTTCCAACCGATCCAGAAGCAATAAGAAATGCAAGACCAGATAATGATGATGATTTATCTTCTTTTGTAGTTTATACTAATACTGGATTAGGTATAGTAGGTAGTAAAATAAAAAGTTTTGAAGCCACAGCATCTGTAGGTGGCGTAACTGTGAGTATTACATAATGAGCTTTACATATACAACATTAAAGACATCAGTAAAAGATTATACTGAAAATTCAGAAACAACTTTTGTTAAACATTTTCCTGAATATATTAAATCAACAGAAGAAAGAATTTTAAAAACTGTAGATTTAGAAATTTTTCGTAAAAATGTTACGGGAACAACAACATCAGGCAATCAATTTTTAGCTGTTCCTGAAGACTATTTAGCTTCTTTTAGTTTATCAATTACAAATTCTAGTTCAAAAGAATTTTTGTTACAAAAAGATGTTAATTATCTTCAACAATATAATCCAAATTCAAGCACAACTGGAACTCCAAAATATTATGCTTTATTTGATTTTGAAAATTTTGTTTTAGCTCCAACTCCAGATGCTAATTATTCAGCCGAACTTCATTATTATTACAGACCAGTTAGTTTAACAGCTAGTACAACTGTTTTAACTTTAAGCAGTGTCTCTGGAACTTTTACAACTAGTGACACACTAACAGGAGGAACTAGTGGAGCTGTATCAGATATAAATTCAGTTGATAGTTCAACTCAATTTACAGTTGTAATTCCAGCTATTGACTTTACTGTTGGAGAAACATTAACAGGAAGTTCTAGTTCTGCTACTGGAGTTGTCGTTTCAACTTCTGTTGATACAACAAAAACATGGTTAAGTGAAAATGCTCCTAATGCAATGTTATACGGAACTTTAATAGAGGCTTATACTTTTATGAAGGGTGAGCCTGATGTTATGAAAATGTATAATGATAGATTTTTGGAAGCTATATCAAGGCTTAAAGACTATGCAGAAGCTCGTGAAAATTCTGATGCTTATCGTAGAGGTCTGCCAGAAAGAAAGAGAACATGAATGTAGCTATAGTAGGTCTTGGATCAAGCTATTCAGATTTTATTTCTGCTCGTGTTGCATCTAAAAAATTTGATGAAATTTGGGGTATAAATTGTATTGGTGGTATTATCCATGTTGATAAAACATTTATGCTCGATCCTGTTTCAAGATTCTTAGATACAGAAAATGCTGGGTCTCAAACAGAAATAGCTAGAGAATTTTTAAAAAAAAATAAAAACCCTATAATTACATGTGAATTAGATAAAAGAGTTAAGAACTTAGAGCTTTATCCATTAGAAGAAATTGCTAAAGATTTAGGAATTTGTTATTTTAACAATACAGTTGCCTATGCTATGGCTTATGCAATATGGAAAAAGGCTGAAAAAATATTTTTGTATGGAATAGATTACACATATAAAAATGTTAACATAGCCGAGTCTGGAAGGGCTTGTTGTGAGTTTTGGTGTGCTATTGCTATATCTAAAGGTATAAAATTAGAGATAGCTCAAAATTCAGGTTTATTAGACACAAATGTTCCTGATAATGAAAAGCTATATGGGTATCATAGATTAACAGATCCTTTGGTTCAAACTGTAGAGAATGGTAGTCTTTTAATAACAAAACAGTCAGATGTGCCTCCTCCAGAACCTTTAGAAAGTAATCCGATTATATTTGGGAGACACGATCATGTTTAATTTAAGTTTAGGAGAAGTTGGTGCTGTAAATGTTGTGACATCTGATAACGGAGGTTTATCAAACGACCAAATAGCAGAAATGGCTGCAAACAAGATTGTATATGTTGCTGATTCAGCTCCACCTGCAATTAAAGAACAAGCTCATGTATTTTCTGATAAAGTAAAAGATTTATTGAGATATTATGTTGACTTGGCAAGAAGAGAAGAAAGAGCTACAATAGTTCAAACTATAAAAGACGCTGGTCACGAAGATTTAGCAAACATAATAAGGAGATTATAAATGGCAATAGCACAAGCAATGTGTAGTTCTTTTAAAAAAGAACTTTTAGAAGGAACTCACAATTTTGCAACTGGAGGTAATGCTTTTAAGTTAGCACTTTTTGCAGAAGGAAGTGGCGGAAAATCAAGCTCAACTGCGACACTAGGAGCTGCATCAACTGTTCTTGTTACAACTGGAGAAGTTGCTTCAAGTGGTTCATACGTTACAGGTGGTGTTGCTTTAACAAAAGTTGGAGCAACTTTATCTGGAACAACAGGTATTACTGATTTTGCAGATTTAAGTTTTACAACAGCAACAATTACGGCAATGGGAGCTTTGATTTATAACGATACTAACGGTAATAAAGCAGTAGCTGTATTAGATTTTTCAAGTAATAAAACGTCAACATCTGGAACATTTACAGTTCAATTTCCAACTGCTGACGCAAGTAACGCTATTATAAGAATCGCTTAACCGAACAATTGTGAGGTAAATTATGGCTAATATAACTGGTTGGGGTCGAGGAACTTGGAATGAGTTAGCTTGGGATTCTCCTATTCCAGTAGTTGTTACTGGTGTTTCTGGAACTACATCTTTAGGAAATGAAACTGTTACTGCTGGAGCTAATGTTGCTGTAACAGGTTTAAGTGCTACAAGTGCTTTAGGCAATGAAACTGTTGTAGGGTCTGCTTTAGTATCACCTACTACAGTAGTGGCTACTGGAGGAACAGGTTCAGTTACTTTAGAGTCAAAATATGCGTTTACGGGAGTCGCTGGAACTAGTGCGTTAGGTAATGAAACTGTTACTGCTAACGCTGATGTTGATGTTACTGGTGTAGAAATATCAACAACTTCTATAGGCACAGTAACATTAGAATCAAAGTATTTAGTAACAGGCTTGTCAGCGACAACAAATTTAGGTAAAGTGTTGGTATATGGAATAATTGGTCCTAACCAAATACCAAATTGGACTGAAGTTTCTATAGACAAAAATACATGGAGTGCAACATCTCCAGACCAAGAGCCTGATTGGGCTGAGATTGCAGCATAGGAGAATAAATGGCTAGTTCATTTTCGACAAATTTAGGTGTAGAAGTAATGGCTTCTGGCGAAAAATCAGGAGCTTGGGGTGATATTACTAATTTAAATTTAAATATTCTTGATAGAGTTGTATCTTATGGAGAGTTAACGGCTAGTGATTTAACAACAACTTTAACTATTAGATTAGCTTCTCCTACTTCTGGATCAAGCAATGTTCAAACAGGAATGTTTACTGTTATTCTTTTAAAAGATAGTGGTTCTGATTTAGGTGGCACAAATGTTGTTACGATTGCTCCAAACTCATCTTCAAGATTTTTTATAATAAAAAATAGTTTATCAGGCTCAAGGTCAGCTCAGATAAAACAAGGAACAGGAACTACAGTCACCATAGCAAATGGTAGTACAGACTTAGTTTTTTGTGATGGAGCAGGGTCTGGAGGTGCTGTAACAAGCGTTGGAGATTCTTTACAACTAACTAACAACACAGCAGTAGCAGGAACGGCTACGGCTTTAAGCATTGCTTTAGGGTAATTAAAAGGAGAAAAATAAATGGCTAATGCAGCAACATTATCAATTCAGGCAACTATGTTACCCGATGAGATAGCTAAAACATTTTCAGGAAGCATGATAGTTTCTCCTGATGATGCAAACGATAAATGGTATTACAAATTAACAGCGATTACTACAACATCTGCTGATTTAATTGCAGGAGCTTATCTTGATTACACAGCAGTGGATCAAGATACTGCACCAACAGCCGTAGCGTCTGGAGATAAAATTAAATTTTTATTCGTTCAAAATCAGTCAACAACAGACGGTATAATGCTTTCCATAGATGCTGGAACAGCGGTAAACAGTTTAGCTGACGGTATTTTTATAGGACCTTCACAAACATGGTTTGCAAGACTTCCTAATGTAACAGTTGCTGATTTACATGCTATATCTTCTGATATAGGAGATGTTGGTGATGCGACAGCTAATGCAGTTGTTATTGCTTTACTTGACGATGTAGGTTAGGAGGAATAGGGAATGGCTAATACTTTTAAAAACGAGGTGTTTAGCGGAGCTAACACCACTGCATCAACAGATATGGCAGTCTATACAGCTCCAACTAGTACGACAACAGTTGTTATTGGCTTAACCCTAGCAAATATATCTACTAGTCAAATTACAGTTGACGTTAAGTTAAATGCTGGAACTATGGTATTCCTTGCTAAAGGAATACCAATACCTGCAGCAAGTAGTTTTGAATACATGGCTGGTAATAAAATAGTTATGGAAGCAGGTCATAGTTTAATTGTGAATTCTGCAACTGCAAATAGCTTAGACACAGTAGCGAGTATAATGGAGATAACATAATATGGCATATATTGGTAATGCTGTACCAGCTATATTTCAAAGCAGACCATCCGTTGTAAGATTTAATGGTGATGGTTCTGATACTACCTTTACTTTAGGTAGACAGATTAGCACGGTACAAGATATAATAGTAAGTGTGGATGGAGTTGTCCAAGATACAGCAGCTTATACTGTGCCTGATGG